CCTTAGACGCCGGTCGTCGAAACAGTGCCACCAGCAATCGCGCCATTCGGCGAGTTGAAGTGGTTGTTCAAACGGACGATGACAGGGATACCAGCAACGGTGAAGTCGGCGTTCTCGGGATCCTCTTGGATGCCCATGATACGCAGGTTCAGCGTGTTGGTGTCGGCAATGGTGTTCAGGTCGAGCGTCGCCGACGAGATACCAGTGGTGGTCGAACCCGAAGTCGCGAGTGCGAAGTCTGCGTTTGCAAACACCGCCGCACGTACTTCCGCCTCAGTGTTGGCGGCAGCCACGACGTTCGAAGTCGCAATCACGAACAGCTGTGCGGGATCGTCATAGACGAATGCCTTCACAGGGAAGTTCGTGTCTGCGCCCGAGCCGGGCCAGTAGTTCGAAAACACCTTTTGACCGGTGGTCGAGGAAACGTATTCGCAGCCCCAGAACACGCCAAGAAGACCAACCGTGCCGCCCTCAGCCGAACCGACGATGTCGATTACGCCGGTCGAGAGAGGCTTAACGGGAGAGCCCTGATAGATCGCGTTCGTGTTGCCTGCGGCAATACGGTACTCGGATGCACCGGTGCTGTTGGTCGACTGACCCATCTTTGCGATGGGGCGAAGACCGAATGCGCCATTGATATTGGCCATTTGTCAGCTCCTTTGGTTGCGGTTATTCGGAGTCGCGACCGCGACCTCCGAAGGATACACGACTTTGCCGGTTCGCATGAATCGGCATCGAAGGATGTTGGTCCTTCATCAAGTCCTGATCGACAGCCTGCATCTGTTCGCGGGTCCGGAGCCCGTAATACGCGGATCTTTCGTTAGCAGTTTCGACAGGGATGCGGCACAGCATCAGACCACCTTGTCCGATGACCCCGGCATACTTGCCCTCGTCGATGACGGGAGCTTGGTAGTCCGGGTATTCGTCCGCGCGGACGGGTTCCCATCCTTCACGCAGCTTGGAGAAGACGTTGGTCTTGTCCTCTTCGCCACGCATAGCGACTCGAATCCAACGATGCACATAACCCGCTGGGGGCTTGGGCGCATCAAGGCGGCTGGGCGGTGCCCAAGGTTTACGGCGCGCGGTCTTTTCACGCGTTTGTGTTTCGCGAGGTGCTCGATCAGTCATGGGTCAGTCCTTTACGTACTTGGCGTATTCCTCGAGAGGAACGTTCAGCTTTTTCGCAATGGCGACCTGCGACGGCGTGAGCTTCACGGTCCTGCGCCCCTGTTTAGTACTGCGGGATGCGGAAGAACCAGCAGAGGCGACCTGCGTTCCACCACCCGATTTTTGACTCTGGAACTTGTGCGGGAACTCCCGACGCATTCTTTTGTCAAGCTCAGTATAGTACTCATCGCTGTTTGGGTCAAACCCCTCGTCCTCGATGAGACCTTGGTGGATGGCGAAGGCAGCGGTCGTCATGACCCGGTCCTCGCCAAACCACGTGTTCTTCTGTGCCCAGCCCTGCGCTTTGGGGTCAGGCTTGGCCTGCTGCGGCTGCGGCACCGCAGCGGCGGGAGCCTGCTGCTGGGGAGCCTGTGCGCGCTCGGTCTGCAGACGCTGGTCCTGATCAGCCCGAGCTTTGGCGTTGTTATAACGCTGCTGCTCAATAGCTAAATTAGACATTGCCATCTGCGCCTCGGCCATGCGGTCGGGGTCGCCGGCCTCATAGGCTTCTTTGTACGCGCGCTTTGCAGCCTCGGTCTGCGTCTGCAGACGGGTGCCGTACTCGGAGAGATAGCCGGTGTCGAGCTGCTGCATGCGGCTCTTCAGCTTCTTGTTCTCTTCCAGCAGCGACTGGGAAAGACGGACCGCCTCTTCGCGATCGCGCTCTTCCTTGCGGTACTTTTCCGTCAGGCGCTTGATGCGGCTCTGAACGTTCTTGCTGTACTCACCCAGCTCATCGTCAGATCCTGCGGCTTCCGGTTCAGCTTTCGCTGTCTCAAGGCGCTCTTCCTGTTCCGGGGCTTCCGCCTCGAAATCGCGCTCCTGCTCTTGGTTCTCTTCTGTCATGGGCTTATCCTCAAACCTGCTTGATGTCGTCGGGTTCCAAGATAGTGGCAATGACCTCATCATCGTTGATGATGCGGACCTCTCCACCGTCGATCTTGAACCTCGAGCCAGAGTAGCGGCCGATGCAGACCCACTGACCTTCTGCACACCACGGCGCAGCGTCGGGGCCAAACTTGTCGGTGTCTTTGTAGGCCAGCGGCCCCACCTTCAAGACATAGGCTACAGTGGTTGCCACGGATTCGCGCTCGCGAACCTCGTCGGGAACATACAGGCCGCCAGCGGTCTGCGCTTTCCCTTGGTACGGCATAACCAAAACCCGCCAGCCGGTTGGCTGCGGGAGACGGTCTAGTAGCGGTTTTTCGATGAGGGATGGGTCTAGGACCCGATCCTTTGGTTCCACATACGCGCGGTCCAAAGAACTGGACGGGGCATCTGTCGATGCTCGGTCCTTATTCAATTTCTGCGCGAGATGTTCAGGAAGATATAATGTCTTCGACATCGTCTGCGTTTTGCTCCAGCAGGGCTCTAAATTCTTCCCGCGCGTAAGTGAGGCCCCGTATCTCACCTACCAAGGATTGGTACTGCTCCCAGTCTTTGGCAGCACCACTTGCGAGAGCATCCGCAATATCTTGCTCGCGCTCTCGCAATCTTTTGTACACGACCCGTGCAAAGTCAACAACATCCATCAGAGGTTGTCCCGGTACTGTTCCTGCATATCGGACACCATCGGGCCGCCCTCGGCCCATGAGTCACAGGTGTTCTCCGCTGCGCAGACGAACTTGTAGATCTGGCAGTAGCCGATCGGCGGCTCTTCCATGTCGTCGTCCAAGCCCAGACACTCGAGGATCTCGTCGGTCTGGTTGAAGGCTGCGCAGTTGCCGCAGACCTGATCCATGCGGAAAGCCGTGCCAGTGTTCGGCTCGCGGTAGTTCGCCTCTTCGATGGCGACTTCCCGGTTCTCGGCGTTCAGGTCTTCGTCCTGCGTGGGAAGGGGGCAGCTGCTGCCCTCTTCCGTTTCTTCGTACTCATCGACGGGGATGGCGCCGTCGGGGAGCAGGCTGATGATAATCGTGGCCATCAGAAATCTCCCCGGAAACCTTTGCCGGACATCTGTGAGCCGCTGCAGCCGCGGACTTCGCCGCCCATCGCAAAGCCTTCCACGCCGCGACCGCGCAGTACGTCGGCCTTGGTGACCTCGCCGTCTTTGTTCAGGTCAGGGAAACCCTTAACCTTGCCGCCCTTGGCAAACATCTTGGCCTCACGCTGAGCAGCGCGGTTGCCGCGCTCGATCGCGCGACCGGCCTCGAACTCTTCCGCCTTGTCGCGCGGACGCATGCGGGGACGGATCAACTCTCCGGTCAGAGCCTTGGTTGTGCTCTCATCTGCTTCGGGGCGCATACGGGGGCGCATGGGTCTGTTGGGCATCTCAGAAAACTCCTTTGAAGACGTTGGCTCGAGGCGAAGAGCTGAAGCGAGATTGGACCATACCACCATTCGCCATCTTTTTCTTCCCCGCTTTGGACAAAGCAATGGCCACGGCCTGATCCCGCGGCTTGCCAGCATCCATCTCAGTGCGAATGTTACGACTTATAACATCCTGCGACTTACCTTCCTTGAGGGGCATTTCGATTCCTCAACAGTGCGTTCTGGCGTTGAACCTCGATGCGCTCGCGGTTGACCTCGTTGCGCTCCTCGGCGATGTCCTCTTGGCTCTCGATCCGAGCAGCGTCGGTTGCAGCGCGCTGCTGCATCTTGGCTGCTTCCATGGCGATCTGAGCTTGGTCCTCGGTCTGCTTGCGCTGCAGGTCCTGCTGCTTGATGGCCAGTTCCTGCATGCGGATCTGTACGAGCGGGTCGGACATCGGATCTTGGCCCGTGGGCACCAGCTCCGCGATGACCTGCTGCATAAGCTGCATCTGCTGCATGGAGACCAGCTTCTCGATCTCGGCCGGGTTCTGCATCTGCATTTGGATTTCCATGATCTGCGCCTGTGCAGCCATGGGGTCTACACCACCAGTCTGGGCCAGCATCTGTAGCTGGCTGACCAAGCCTTGGATCTCCTGCATAACCATCTGCCGTGCCTTCTGGGACACGTGCTCCATGATGTGGGCGTAGAAGGTGCCCATGACCTGCGGAGATGTCATCACCAGCGGGGTCTTCATGAACATCATGTGGATCCGGATGTGGATGTCATGGTCCTGATCCGGGAAGGTATTCAGGATCTCACCCATAAGCGCCCGCGCATTCTCGACCGCGGGATCCAGCGGTTCAGGCTGGGGCGGCGGAGGCAGGATCTCTTCGATGTTCTGCACCTCGAGCGCCTGATACATCCGGCGATACGCGGCATGCAGGTTGTGCATCTGCGGGTTGGATTGCGCCAACTGAAGCTGCGTCTGGGCCAGAGTAACCCGTTGGGCCATCGAGAAGATGTTCGGATCCGAGACAGGAATAACATCGACGCGCTGGTCAAAGTCTTCCGCCTTGATGGTGCGCTGGGCACCGGCCACATCATACGGATACTCGGGCGGCAGGTTCTCCGCAAAGATGCGCGCCAAGATCCGGAACTCGATCTTCTGCGCATAGTGCAGCCGCTTGTGGATGGCCGACATGACTTTCATGCCGCGCTCGAGCAACGCAACCGTGGTGCCGACGGGCGCCTCTTGGTTCATGTTGCTGGTCTGCTGGTCAGCCAGCGAGACAAAGCGGCGGCCGCCCTCGACCAGTGCACCCAGCAACTGGGCCAGCGTAGCCGACGGTTCCTTGTACGGCAGCGGGATAATCGAGTCGCGGATGCTGCCACCGGGGGTGTCAATATCCCGCCACTCACCGGGCTGCAGCGGCTCGTCGTTGTTGCGAACGCGCACACCGCGGGCCTTGAAACCAGCAGGCAGGTTGGCCAACGTGCCGGCGTCAATAAGTTGACGCAGGATGCTGGTCGAGGCGCGGCCAAGGCCACCGATCATGTGGATCAGGCCAAAGCCGTAAAAACCCAGCCCGGGCATGAACTTGTAGTGGACGAAGTAGTGACGCTTGCGCGCCAGATCCGAGCCTTCGTCAAAATTCCGACGGATCGACAGCACCTGACCGGAGCCTTCGTCGATCGTCACGATGTAGGGCAGCTGGATGCCGGTCGGCTCACCGTCCGGACCCATGTCCTCGAAACCCTCGAGGTCCAGATCGACATGCATCTCCAACAAGGTGAAGACGTCATCTGTGTACGATTTGCTCGTACCTTGGATCTCGTCCACCTTCTCGCGGACCGTGTCAGTGCCGCCTTCGTACTTGCTCAACTCAACGTCGCGGTAGAACCCCGCAACTTGGAGCTTGCGCACTTCGTTGGCGTCCATCCGCAGCACATGCGTAATCCGGGCCGCGGTCTGTAGGTCAGAGGCCGAGTACGGCACAACCAGATCCTGCGCAGGCACAAACTTCGAGACCGCGCGCTGGCGGGCTTCGTCGAAGTAGACCTTCTTGAACGTCGAGCCAGACAGCGGGAGATAGAACAGCAGCTGATCCATGTCCGGGTCATACTCTTCCATGACCTCGGTAATCTGGTAGTTCATGAAGTGCTTGACCCGCGAAGCTTGCTCCTCGCGCGCTTGGTCCTGCATGCCCATGACCTGCGTCTGCACCGGGCCGCCAGCGGGCAGCAGCTCCTTGTATGCCTGTGCTTGGAACTGGGTCACGCTTTCTGCGATAAGCGGATGCGTCACGCCGGAGGCGCCCTCGAAAGGAGTGCTGCGCTCTTGGTAGTTCACGCCCAGCTGGTCTAGACCCTTGGTGTAGCCTTCTTCCCACTCGGAGCGTGAGGACAGGTCGTCTTCATACGCACCTTGCAACTCGGTCGACAGCTCACCGAGGTAGCCCTCGTCCAAGAAGTCCGCGAGGTTGGCGTTGTGCGGGATCAACTCTTCCGAGCCCATCTCCTCCATTGCCGCGGCCAGCGCTTGAATGATCGCGCCGCCCTGACCGTCGTCGGTGACGGCTGCGCCGCCTTCGAAGTTCTCGGGTGCAAGGACAGAGACGTCAACCGCGGACGGGTCCATCGCACCACCGGCCGGAGCCATGGCTGAATCTACGAGTGAGCCCATCGGGCGGGGTGGCAAAGCCATCAGTAGTACTCCCGTTTACGAGGCATGTACTCTTCCTCGATATCCTCGCCCTCAAGAGCGATCAGGCCGCCCTGTCGAAAACGCATAAGCGCCAACGTCATGCTATCACAAAAGTCGTCGTGTTCACCATTCGGAAACGAAGCGATCTCTTCGATGACTTCATCAGAGAACTTCTTGTCTTCCGGGGCCCACACAAGACCGGCTTCGAATAGCGGCGATACCATATGCATTCTTGTTGTCTTATCTACACCACCACCGCCCGCGCGTCTACCGGGCGAAAACCCAAGCACAGGAATGCCGCGCGCGCGGAGCTCGTCCATGAGCGGTCCGCCGGTGGCTTTCTTCTCGATGATGACCATGTCGGGGTCCCAGTACTGGCACTCCTCGTAGGCCACCTCTTTCAGCTCGGGAAAGTTCCACCGCCCGCGCCGCGCATCCAACAGGATGATGTTGTCGGGTCCGCCCTCTTCCGGCTCGAAGATGCCCCACGTCGTGATGGCCGAGTAGTCCGCCGTCTCCTTTTTCGAGAACGCGGTATCGTAAGCCTGCAGGATATACTTCAGGGGAGGGATGTCCTCCTTCTCCCACATGTTCCACCACTCGCGCTTGACGATCGCGGACTCTGTAGCCGTGGGCTGCTGCTGCCACTGCGCGGACCATTTCTGGACAGGCAGCGAGGCTTTGATCGACAGCAGCGCATCTTTGTCCCAGAACTCCGGCCAGAGCGGATCGCCGCTGGGCATGATGGCAGGGAACTCTACGACCTCCCACTGGTCCGACATCGTGTCGCTGGATTGCGCCGCCAGCAGGCGGCCGGTCAGGTCCTTCTTTCCCCAGCGCGTCAT